TTTATAATAAAAAATATTATGGACACAAAAACTTTGTTAAACAATTATTTAGGTAAGCAAGTAAGAACTACCGAGAAAGATATGGGAGATGGAACTAAACAAGTTTGCGATTTGGATAGTGGAGATTGCTATACTGTTAGAATGAAAGACGGATTAATCGAAAGAGTTGACCACGTAATGTCAAGAAATAAAAAAGTTCAAGTTGAAACACTAACAGGTGTTAAACAATTATTAAACGGATAATAAGATGGCGATAGATAGAAAAATTTTAGAAGAATTAAATAGATACAATAGTATTAACAAATACATTGTTGAGCAAGACGAATTAGCGGGTGGTTTACCACCAGCACCTGAAGGAGATGTACCACCAGCACCTGAAGATGCTGCTGCGGAAGCTCCTCCAGCACCACCTGCACCAGAACCAACGGCACCTGTAGATGTTGAAAGTGACCCTGACGTTGAAAAAATTGATTCAGAAGGTAAAGGTGAAGAATCTACAGATGATGAAGATTCGGAAGAATTAGACATTACAGAATTAGTTAATTCACAAAAAGATATTAGTCAAAAACAAGACCAATATTTTGAACAATTATTTGGACACCTTGAAAATTTAGAATCTAAATTAGGTGAGATGGACCAACTTATGAATAAAGTTAATTCATTAGAAGATAAATTAGAAAAATATCGCCCAAAAACTCCACAAGAAAAATTAGAACTTAGAAGTTTAGACTCAGGTCCTTATAATCAAAAATTATCTGATTTCTTTGTTGATAAAGAAACTGAAATGGAAAAATCAGGTAAAAATGAATATGTTTTAACTACTGATGACGTTGAGAATTTTACACCATCAGAAATTAAGACATCTTTTAGTCCTGAACCTAAAAAGAATTTCGGGTTTTAAGTTTGACAAAACGGATAATTGGTTATATATTTGAGTATACAAAAACTTAAATTTTAAAAACAATTATTATGATGTCAACATTAGATTCTGTCTTAGCTCAGTACGAGAAGTCACAACAGTCAGGAGGTAGCTCCAACAAAATGTCTATGGATGAACGCATGAAGAAGTATTTCGCAGCGATTCTCCCACAAGGACAAAACTCAGCTCAAAAACGTATTAGAATCCTACCTACAAAAGACGGTAAATCACCGTTTGTTGAGGCTTGGTTTCACGAAATGCAAGTAGGTGGTCAATGGAATAAACTTTATGACCCAGCAAAGAACGACAACGAGCGTTCTCCATTAAGTGAAGTTCACGAAGAACTTGTCTCAACAGGTAAAGAGTCTGACAAAGAACTTGCAAAACAATACAAACCACGCAAATTTTACATTGTTAAAGTAATCGACAGAGATAAACCTGAAGACGGTGTTAAATTTTGGCGTTTCAAACACAACTACAAAAATGAAGGTGTGTTAGACAAAATCATTCCTATTTGGAGAAACAAAGGTGATATTACTGACCCTGAAAAAGGTAGAGATTTAATCATTGAGTTGGCTAAAGCCAAAACACCAAAAGGTAAAGATTATACAATCATCCAAACAATTATGTATGATGATGCTCAACCATTACACGAAGATAAAGTACAATCAAATGCTTGGGTTAATGATGAATTAACTTGGAGAGATGTTTATTCTAAAAAACCAACTGATTACTTAGAAGCAATCGCACGAGGAGAAACTCCACGTTGGGATTCTGACAAAGGAGGTTATGTTTATAGTGATTCTACTTCGGAAGAAATGAGTATGGGTGGAGGTTCAAGTGCCTCATCGTATAAAGACCCACAAGAGAATGCAGAACCTGACCAAGATATGCCATTCTAATATTACTAATGAGTTTAGATAATTATTTAGACCAATGTCTAAAATAATGTCTAAACTCTTATTTTTTAACTAAAAAAAACAATAATTTAGACATTTATGGCAATTAAGAAAAACGATTTTAAATCGATTAAAGATAAGTTCTCTACATCTGCGAAATATAAACCACAAAGATTCTTTGATTTAGGTACTGACTTTTTGGATGCGGTAGGATTACCAGGTCCGGCTATTGGACATTTGAATATGTTCTTAGGACACTCCGATACAGGTAAAACAACTGCGTTGGTAAAAACTGCGGTTGATGCTCAGAAGAAAGGGATACTTCCTGTGTTTATCATTACTGAACAAAAATGGAGTTTTGAACACGCAAAACTTATGGGGTTTGAATGTGAGGAAGTAGTTGATGAGACAACAGGTGAATTAGATTGGGATGGTTTCTACATCTTCAATAATAACTTTGACTATATTGAACAAATTACGGATTATATTAATTCATTGTTAGATGCACAAGAAAAAGGTGAGTTAGATTATAGTTTATGTTTTATGTGGGATTCTGTTGGTTCAGTTCCTTGTAAAATGACATTTGAGGGTCGTGGAGGTAAACAACATAATGCAGCGGCATTAGCTGATAAAATAGGTATGGGTATTAATCAACGTATATCGGGGTCTCGTAAGGCGGAATCTAAATATGAGAATACTTTAATTATAGTTAACCAACCTTGGGTTGAGTTACCTGATAATCCATTTGGACAACCTAAAATTAAGGCTAAGGGTGGTGAGGCGATTTGGTTAAACTCATCTTTGGTATTCTTATTTGGTAATCAAAAAGGTGCTGGTACTACTAAAATAACCGCGACTAAAGATAAAAGAACTATTAAATTTGCGTCAAGAACAAAAGTATCTGTTATGAAGAATCACATTAACGGGCTTGGGTATGATGATGGTAAGATAATTGTAACCCCACACGGGTTTATTGCGGGTAAAGATACTGCTGAGGAAAAAACCAATATAGAAAAGTATAAAAAAGAATATGCTGACTATTGGAAAGATATTATTGGAACTGATGGTGATTTTGATTTAAAAGAAGAAAAAGAAGATATTGGGTAAATAAGTTGTGTTATTATACAAATCTCCAACCCCCTATGGGCTGAAGATAATTTGAAGAAGAGTAACAAGATTTTATAACGAATAAATAAAAATAAGTGACCAAAACATTATTAGTTGACGGTAACAATTTACTAAAAATAGGATTTCACGGGGTAAAAGATTTTTACCATAAGGGGGAACACGTTGGAGCCATTTGGCACTTCATTAATACCCTCCGTAAATTCATTGAAGAATATAACTACGATAAGGTGGTTGTATTTTGGGATGGAGAAGGAAGTTCTTCGGCAAGAAAATTATTATACCCTCAATATAAAGAAAACAGACATTCGGGTCCCAATGTTTATAAAGAAGATTCTTTCACACAACAGAAAGAAAGGGTTAAACAATATTTGGAAGAAATGTTTGTAAGACAGATAGACATTGACAATAATGAAGCTGATGATTTAATAGCGTATTACTGTCAAGTGTCTCCTGACGAAAATAAGACTATATTTTCAGGTGATAGAGACTTAACACAACTAATATCAGAACGTGTCTCTATCTACTCCCCAAACACTAAGACGATGTATAAAAATGGTGATAAGATTAAAATTTATCATTATGAATTTCCACATCAAAACATTAAGACTTATAAAATATTATCGGGAGATAAATCCGATAATATAGATGGTATCTATTACTTAGGAGAAAAAACTTTGGTTAAATTATTTCCTGAGTTACTTGAAAGTACGGTAAATGTTTCTGATATTTTAACAAAGGCTCAAACGTTATTTGAAACAGATAAAAATAATACTGCTTTAAACAACTTGTTAACAGGAAAAACAAAAACAGGAATTTATGGAAATGAATTCTTTGAAATCAATGAAAAAATAGTGGATTTGTCAAATCCTTTAATAACTGATGACGCCAAACAATTGGTTGAGTTATATTACCGTGAGAGTTTAGACCCTGATGGTAGGGGGTATAAAAACCTAATGAAGATGATGATGGAAAACGGACTCTTCAAATATCTTCCAAATACGGATGATGTGTGGATTAACTTCCTTAAGCCGTTTATGAAATTAACAAGAAAAGAAAAAAGAAATTTTAATACAAACAAAATATAAAAATGAGAGAACAAGAAATGACAAAAATGGAGTTCCTTTTAACGTTGAATGATAGAATCATTGTACAACGTTTTTACAATGTAAGAGGTTATAATTCCGAGGCAAAAAACTCAATTGAATTCTATGAGTTTATTAAAGAAATTAAAAATGATTTACATTATGATTTGAAAATGAAGACCGTAACGTATATGGTTGATAATATGAATCAAATTATTGAAAATGCGAACGTTTTAAAAACATCGATGACGGAAGACGATGAAAATTTTAATTTGTATATTAAGGTTGGGGACGAGACAATTTGTCACAGACAATTTAATGCTAAAATGTATCCTCCAAAGGTAAGATATACTGTTGACGTACGTCCATACCTAAAAAATATACTAAAGGGTTTAACTGACATTTTTTCAGACGAAAATTTAACTTACGAATATCTCGGACTTCCACTTTCGGTATAGTATTTATCAATTACACAAACAAAATAGAGTATGAATTCAGGCAAAAATTTTAATTATTTAGGGGAAACTTTCCAACTACAACTTCTTAATCAAGTTATCTTAGATAAAGAATTCGCTCGCTCAATTATTGATGTTATTGAACTAAACTATTTTGAAAATAAGTATTTTAAATTAATCATTCAGATGGTTAAAGAGTACTATAAAAAGTACGAATCAAGTCCTTCTTTTGAGACATTGGGTCAAATTGCTAAGTCAGAATTCCAACAGGAGTTGGCGGCTAGAATGGTATTAGATACGATTAACAAAGTTGCTGAAGCACCTCTTGAGGGTAGTACTTATGTTCAGGAAAAGGCTTTAAAATTCTGTAAACAACAAGAGTTACAGAAGGTTATGACAAAGGCTCAAAAAATTATTGATGGTGGGGAGTTCGAAAACTACGATACTGTTGAAGAAATGGTGAGTAAAGCGTTACAAGTTGGGGAAATTGATAAAGGTACAGAAGATGTATTTCATAATTTAGATGAGGTTCTAAATGATGATTATAGACATCCCGTTCCTATGGGAATACCGGGTATTGACAAACTACTTAAAGGTGGTTTGGCGAAAGGAGAAATTGGTGTTATATTAGCACCGACAGGTGTAGGTAAATCTACATTATTGACAAAAATTGCTAATAACGGATTTAACTTAGGTTATAACGTATTACAAATATTCTTTGAGGATAATCCGAAGATTATTCAAAGAAAACATTTTACACTTTGGACTGGAATTGCTCCTGATGATATGTCAAATAAAAAAGAGGAAGTGATGGAAAAGGTTAGAGCTATTAAAGAATCTATGACAAACAAATTAGTTCTTAAAAAATTACCATCTGATACTCTAACTATGATGCAAATCAAAAACCAAGTTAGAAAGATGATTGCTGAGGGGAATAAGATTGATATGGTTCTTTTGGATTATATTGATTGTGTTGTACCTGACAAAAATCTTGGAGACGAGTGGAAAAGTGAAGGTTCTGTGATGAGAGGTTTTGAAGCAATGTGTCACGAGTTAAACATTGTTGGATGGACAGCAACTCAAGGTAATCGTTCATCGATATCTTCAGAAGTTGTAACTACAGACCAAATGGGGGGTTCTATTAAAAAAGCGCAAGTTGGACACGTTATCATTTCCGTGGCTAAAACTTTACAACAAAAAGAAATGAAATTGGCGACTATAGCTATTACTAAATCTCGTATTGGTTCCGATGGTGTTGTATTTGAAAACTGTAAGTTCGATAATGAGCTTATTGAGATTGATACTGAAAGTTCAGTTACATTCTTAGGATTTGAAGAACAAAAAGAAGAACAAAAAAGAGATAGAGTAAAAGAACTCTTGGAAAAAAGAAAACAAAGAGAACAACAAAAACAATCTTAAAAAAAAAATTATTATTATGGAAAAAATATTGGTAGAAAATCCCAACAGGTTCGTTATCTTTCCTATTGAACACAACGATATATGGGAATATTATAAACAACATCAAGCTGCGTTTTGGACGGCTGAAGAAGTAGACTTATCAAATGATATTAGAGATTGGGAAAACTTATCAGATAATGAGAAATATTTCGTTAAAAACGTATTATCATTTTTTGCGGCGTCAGATGGTATTGTTAATGAAAACTTAGCAGAAAACTTCTTAAAAGAAGTTCAATACCCTGAGGCGAAATTCTTTTACGGGTTCCAACTTATGATGGAGAATATTCATTCGTTAATGTATTCATTATTAATTGACACTTACGTTTCAAATCCGCAAGAAAAAGACGAATGTTTCCACGCAATTGATAGATTACCTGCAGTACAGAAAAAAGCTAATTGGGCTTTGAATTGGATTAAAAATGCTACGTTTGAAGAAAGATTAATTGCGTTTGCCGCAGTTGAAGGAATTTTCTTCTCAGGTTCATTCTGTTCAATTTTTTGGTTAAAATCAAGAGGACTTATGCAAGGATTATGTAATGCTAACTCTTTAATTTTTAAAGACGAAAACTTACATTGTGATTTCGCAATTCATTTATTAAATAATCATATTGAGAACAAACCAACTGAAAAAAGAATCAAAGAGATTTTATTATCGGCTTTGGAAATTGAGAAAGAATTTATAACTGAGTCATTACCGGTTTCACTTATTGGTATGAATTCAAATTTAATGAAACAGTATTTAGAATTTGTTGTTGATGGATTGTTAGTTAAACTTGGTTGTAAAAAAGAATTCAATGTTGAACAACCATTTAAATTTATGGAACAAATTGCTGTTGAAACAAAAGGTAACTTTTTTGAATCAAGAACAATGGAATACCAAAAAGCTAAACTTGGGGAATCACTATCATTTACGGATGATTTTTAATAAATAAAAATAAAAAATATGTCATTAAAAATAACTAAAAGAGAGGGAGACGATGTGGCGTTTAATCCACAAAAAATATATCAAAGAATAAAACGAGCATCGAAAGGTTTGAATGTTAATTCTGATGAAATATTCATTAAAGTGATTACTTCAGTACCAACTGAAGGATTAGTCACAACAAAAGAATTAGATAAATTAATATATGA